CAATCTGCCAAGACTTTTGCTGCCCTTGTGAGCACCATTTATAAGGACTCATTCCCCGCTTTGCAGGCCGGAGTGAGTGCAGCTCTAGTCCTACCAATGAAATTTTGGAAAGTGCTCCCCAACTCGTTCAAGTTAGGTGGGGCACTTGTCGCTCTCGTTGCTGGGGGTGGTTTGACCTACCACCTCTGGGCGCGTTATTGTCGTTGGATCACACTCCATAGACGCGCCGTAGCGTTATACAGAACTGTCTTTATCGACGATCCCGAGGACGATGAGGAACCAACACCCCGCCAATGCAGCAAAGGTGTTGGGATCATCGTAGCCACCATGCGTGCGGAGTTAGGTTGTCTCAGCAATACTCCCGCCAACCGTATGGTGGCAAGTGAACGTGCGCGCAAGATTATGGGCAACCGTAACTGGCGCAACATTGACATCTCTCGGCATTTTCCGACCGCCATAGCTCTGTACTTCATGCACTCGCCTGAGGACCTTGATGTCAAGGCCCTCAGATCCACCCGCTATCTAGCGTCGCTAGAGCGCGGGTCGGAGAGTGCCTGAGGGCGCCCTGTCGCCAGGCCCGGTGTTGAGACTTCAGTTCGTTACCCGACTGGAGTTTCTGGCATCACCATCACCGGGCCTGAAGACCAGGGTAAGGTCAGGATTGTGCGTGCACTAGATGGATATGGATCTGGAGTCCATTATAGTGTCCACAACTCCTCTGTAAATAATTTAGTCCGCGGAGTGGCTGAACGTGTTTTATACGTTTCAGTCGCAGGGGAACTCCAACCCTGCAGAAAACCCAAAGCTAATGTGTTCACCCGTCTTGTCGGTCTTCGTGATCGGCTCGTAAAGAACCTGCGTTCGACCGCCGTTGTCCCCCGGGAGTTATATCCTGGACTGTACAGCGGCCGCAAACAGAAGATTTACACCAGGGCGTACGAGTCCCTTTTGGTCAAAGGAATTCGTCCTCAAGACGCTTATGTGAGCACTTTTGTGAAGGCTGAGAAAGTTAATTTCTCCGCCAAGGGGGATCCCGCTCCAAGGGTAATCCAGCCAAGGTCGCCTAGATACAATCTTGAGGTCGGAAGATACCTCAAGAATTTTGAAAAGGCGCTCTCTGAGGGCTTCAAGAAATGTTTTGGCTATTTAGTGATTTTGAAAGGTTGCAACGCTGACGAATCTGCTGCAGTCTTGCATGACAACTGGACCAGCTTTAAGGACCCTGTGGCCATTGGTTTAGACGCTTCCCGCTTTGATCAGCATGTCTCATTGGAGGCTTTGCGATTTGAGCACAGCGTCTACAACCGTGTCTTCCAGAGTCCGGAGTTGGCCCGGCTACTGTCATGGCAGTTGCACAATCGTGGTTTCGGCCGCGTTGGTGAGACTCTTGTCAAATACGAGGTCGATGGCTGTCGCATGTCTGGTGATATCAACACTGGAATGGGCAATTGTCTTCTCATGTCAACTCTCGTACTCAACTACTTCGAGGAATCAGGGCTGCATGCTCGCCTCTCCAATAATGGTGATGACTGTGTTGTAATCTGTGAACGATCAGATCAGCACAAGTTAGCCGGAATCGGTGGCTATTTCACCGAGTTCGGATTTAACCTAAAGGAGGAGCCAGCTGTAGATATCTTCGAACGGATCGAGTTTTGCCAAACCCAACCTGTGCGTGTCAGTACGGGGTACCGCATGGTACGCAACCCTTGGACAGCA